CTCGAACCTGTAACCACGTCTGGTATAGTTTCACTTACTGCCATTTGGATTGTACATTTCCACAGGATTCAGTTACTTGCTATAGCGTCTACCATTCCGCCACCTGACTATGTTGCAACTATTGCCTATCAAGGGTCAGTAGGTCAGTTGCCAACCTATCGGGCTTACGTTCCCGCTCAACTTAATCACAGAGGTTGAGGATCTACGATCTCTTGTACTTCGAGCGCAATGTCTTAACTGGTCTTTAAAAGGATTGAATCATTGGTTTTTGTCCCTTTTATCCGATATCCAGTTTATTAACCTTGCAACCAATAAAGCAATTCCGAATAAAATAGCTACGAATAAAATTAGCGCAAAAATTGAAACTGCAATAATATCGTCAATGGTATAAACAAACATAATCAATCCTCCCAACTATCCAACCGTTCTTCCTCGTATTGCTTCAAGGCTTCTTTGGCTTGCTCTTCCGTTTCCTCTTGCATGATTGCCCACTCTTCGATACTGGGTGAATGCGGTGCTCCGTTAAGTGTGATGGTTTCGGTTAGAATCTCCCACTCACCGTCCTCGGTGGTTAGTGAGTAGTTGAACTCGATTTCTCCCGCTTCAACTTCAATGGTGATTTCTTCTCGTAGGTACATTTCGTTTTGGTTTATGCTTCAAAGTAACTAAATAAAATTTAATTGTGCAAGTTTTTTTTAAAGTCCGTGGTTTGTTTCGTTTTTCTTTCGGTGGTACGCTACCAACTGCGGTGTTTTTTCGTAACTGGCTACGTAATGATCTTTGCTTACGTTATCATAATAGCTGATTGCGGTTCTCAAATCTGATTCCGTAGCGAACTGATCGAAGAACAATTTGCAGGCGTAAGCCGAAGCCGTAGCGTTTCCTTCCATACCTTCGGCATCCTTTGCAATAAACGGGTTGAACATCTGTGATAGGTTCAAACGTTTACCCATTTCGATACACCAGTTATACTGATCGTCCGTTAAAGAGAATCCGCAGTGTTTGTAGATTGCTTTGTACGTCGGTTGTCCGAAGTCAAAGAACTTCGCCATATCCCGCTCGTTTTCATGGTATTGTCGGTAGCTTGAAATGATCCACGCTTTTCTTTGCTCGATTGGATAGGTGCGTGAAAACTCCACACCAGTGCTCGCAATCTTTTGCTCGGATTTGTTGTAGCGAATCATGTAGGTCGTTAGCCATTGCATGATTGTACGAATGGAAGGCTTGAACGTGTCGACTGATTCACGCCTACCGATTTTGAGTGCTGATTCAAACTGCTCTTTTGTGAGGGTGTGGTAAAGTTCCATTTCTTCTTCAAGGGTTTCAATTTGTCGGGTAAACGTTTCATCGAGTGCTACGTTGTTACCGAAGTAGGCGTACAGCTTAATCAGTTGCTGGGTGAGGTACTGGGTACGCTCGTTTGGTTGCATTTGTTTAATGATCATGATTTTTGTGTATTTGGTTTGATACCCATTTGGCTATTTCATCAGCAGTCATTTCGCCTGCTTTTTTTGTTGGTTGGTTAGGTTGTTCTCGATCCACGTCAAAGGTACGAATCCACCTGGCGAAGTGTTTGTAGACGTCGGTGCGGAAAAGGTACTTTGTTTGTTGCAGTTGTTGGTGAAGTATGAACGGTTGGATTGAACGGATTAGCTTTTCGGTTTCGTAACCCGTTGCTTGTTTTAGTAGGTAGTAGTTCTCGGTGATCTGTTCGGTTAGGTAATCGCCCATGGTTTCGAGGTTGATTTTCTCCACTGGTTCCATGGTTGATTTCGGGTGAACAAACACCTTTTTCTTTTCAACTTTTTGTGGCTTAATATTAATATTTATTTGTTCTTTGTTTTTTGTTCTTTTTTCTTCTTTCTTTAATGTGTTAACAGTGGTGTTAATATTCTTAACATCATCGTTAACATCATCGTTAACATCATCGTTAACATCAAGGTAAATTCGTATCCCTTTTTTGGCTGTTACCTCAACGATTTTAATGAACCCAACCTCCACCAATTCATAGAAATACTTGGAAGCAATTTGGCGTGAAATCCCCAATGTTGTAGCCATGGATGAAATCATAATCGTAAAGACGTGCGCCTTCTTGAAGTTCTGAATCTTCTTTATGTAATGCCCAACGGCATACCCGTTAATGCTTATTTGCTCGGAGTTAACCAAGTCAAAAAGGCAATTGTCAATATCGTAACCAGTCATGGTAAAAATAAACCCCACCGAGGGGTGTATAGCGGTACACGTCCAAGGCAGGGTTATTAGTTTTTTATTCAAGGCGATTCCGCTAAATCGCTTTTTTTACTTCAACAAAGGTAAATCAAAAGTCCAGTTTTTTGCTTAAAAAACGTGACAAATTTTGAAATAGTTTTGTCACGGGATTTACTTTTTCACCCGTACCAATGCTCTTTTGCCACCTTTCAAAATACTGATTCCGTTGGTGCAAAACTCAAAACCATGCAACGGTGAACCACACGATTTGTCGATATTCCACCCATCGGGTAACTCTTCAAAAAGTTCCCAATTGCGGAAAGTGTTGATTGTCTTTTCTGTTTGCATAGTTTTATTGATTTACGAACCGCATCCAAAACATTCAAAATTTGAATCGTCAGGTCTTAAAGGTGTTTCAACTTTACCAATCAGTTGCTTGATTTCGTAAATCTCTTGCCTGATCATCATTTCTTCATCGCATAACTGCCCCGTTAATTGGTTTTCAAGGTGCGACATTTTCCACTTTAAGGCTTCCACGTCCTGGGCGTTCTGAGGTTTTTGATACTTGTTCATTTATTATTTGTTTACTTTTTTCAATACATTTATCGGCTCTAATCCACGGGCAATTAAATTCATATCAACACATTTCCCTGCATCCTTTTCGTTATCAAAATACTTTCTAACTGCTTTACCATCAATTTGAATCGATGCTACGTAATACCACGCATTCGATGAATGAGCAACTGTAACGTATTTGAATGCTGATTTAGGTGGTTTGATTTTTATCGGCATCTTCCATTGCTTGTTTAAATTGTTCTTCAATCTGATTCAATGCGTCTTCCAACACCGCCAACTGCGAGGGGTGCCACGTAGCCAGTGCCCCGGTTACCTTGTCAATGCCTCGGCTAATCAACATCATTATTTCTTCGTCCTCATGCCAAAACAAAGCCGATAGGGTATTTAGGTACAAACGTAAATCGGTTTCCAAAAGGTTCAATCGGTTCTTCATTGACTGCCGATAGACGGGTGTGTTTTTCAGTTCGTCGATGTTTTCCGCTAGTGCCTGCATTAAGCAAACACTTCGGAACAAAGTTAGTTGTTGTTGTACGGTACTCATAGTGCGGTATAGTTATATGTTTTTGAAAGTTCAAAGCCTACTCGGTTAATCAGATGCATGGCTTGCAACGCCTTGTAAAAGTCCTTATGCTCGATGCACTGGGAGCGCAACCGATACAAACGTTGCAGGCGGTGGTTTAGAATATCGAAACGGCTAACCCTCGAAAGGTCGAGTTTCTTTGCGGTGTATTGGGCGTTCACGTGTACTTCCATTGCTTTGAGTTTTACGCCTTGGATAAAGTCTATAAGTTGTTGTGGGTGTGGTTTCATTTGATGGTTACTTTTAACGTTGTTGAACTTGATTTGAGCGGTGGAGTAATGGTTACAATTTCTCCGTTTCCATCCACTAAGTTTTCGGGTTTGGTCAGTGATCGCAACCACTTCTCCCGTGCTTTCAGCATTTCGTTTGCACGTTCTACGTTTTCCTTTAATATCACCCATTCAACGTCGTTACAAGAAGCGTAATCGTATTTCGTGCCTGCTTCAAATGTTTCCGCCACTGCGCCAAACATTTCAGCCGTTCTCCCGTACTTTGCTTGCTCGGTTAGTGCTAAGTCCTTGGTGTTGCTCAACGTTTCTTCCAAAGCCTTAATTAGCATCTTAGCACGAATGGCAAACTCTAACGGGTTGGTGTAGCCTTCTTCGATTTGGGTGGTGAATCCCTCGGTTAACGCTCGCACTTGGAGTTTCCCGGTAACCCCTTGCAGGAGTTGTTCTGTTTGGTTAATCAGTTCCATTTTGGTTTTGTTTATAGATTTTTTTGGTTGCTTCAAAAAATGGGTGGTTGAATCGACGTATTGGCGTTTCCTCTTTGTATTGCTTCACCAACTCCCAATAAGGCGTTTGGGAAACAATGTAACGGTGATGCCTTCCACGTTCAACGATTGCAGGTATAATGATACCCTCATTCTTCGCTTTTATCATTCCGTTTTTGAAAGCAAACTGCTCAATCGAACCCTTACTCACTCCCAAAATTTCGGCAATTTCTTTATTTGAAAGGACGGGGTGGAGCTTAAAAATAAGCTCCTTTTGCCCCTCCGTAAATCTTGACCCTTTGTGCCTTTCCATTACTTCCAAATCTTATTCGTGTCCTTGTAAAAACGCTCTTTCCATTCCTGAGTAATGCGGTAGTGATCTTCCAACTTACTACATAATTGAGGATCGGTTTCGTGGAGTTCAAGAAGCTTTTGATATTTCTCCTCCGTGAATGGTTGCAACTGCTTAACCTCGGCTTGCTTGGTTTGCGGTGCGCTCGGTTTGGTTACTGGCTTGTTAGGTACTTGCATCGGTAGCTTGTTGCTCGCTCCATTGGCATCGTCGTCTTCCTGAATAACACCGAAGCAAGCGGAAAGGCTATAACGACGGGCGTAGGTCAACGCACTACCGTACCCGTGTGGATCATTCTTAGGCGCAGGGACAAACGTAATACCGTTGCTCATAGTTTCCCCGCTTTCATGAATGATAAGCGTTTCTACACCCACGCCAGATTCTAATCGGTGAATCACTTGGGAGTAGGTTAACCCGTTCTCATTTAGCGGTTTCTTGATGGCATCCGTAACACTGGCAAGGTCAGCGTATCGGTTGCGGAAGTGTGGGTTGGTGGAGTCCTTAGATGCTCCTTCAATTTGGGCGGTAGCTTTTACCAAAGCCTTCGCCAGGTTCTTAATTGTTTCCATAATTATTTTGTTTTGGTTTTCAAAGATACAAAGTAAATTTAATTGTGCAAACTTTTTGCGTAATTTATTTTCGATAAGGTACGTAGGCGGTTCGCTTTCCGATCTTGGTTGCTCGCAAAATCTGCTTGCGGTTGTTGGTTTGTGAGTACGAAACGTGAACCCAGTCCGGTTCTTCCAACGTGCCAAACTCCCAAATTATTTGATCAAACACATCTAACTTGCAGGCTTCCTCAAATAGTTCTTTATTGGTGGTTAAAATGCCTTGCATATCAATCGCCTCACCTTTGCAGTGCTGGCTTGTTTTACTCCCTCCAATGGCTCGGTTAAGTTCGGGCGATCGGTAGAAGGAAGAAACACGGATTGCTCCCAATTTATCCCGTAATGGTTGGAATATCTTTTCAGCCGTTTCAATCATGGTTTCAATCGTGGCTTGGTTTGGTGTGTTATCAATCCCTAATCGGGTTGCCGTGTTGCTTTTGGTCGCTTCTTGGAGCGTTAAATTTTCGGTTAGTTTCATAGTCCTTCAAAGAATTGGGTTAGCTTTCGTAATGTGTTCCCATCCACCAAACCGCTAATGATTGCTTTGCGGTAGGTTGGTGCGCTCACTGGTAATTCAAACACGGTGATTCCGTGCTTCGCTCTTAAATCCTCCCACCGCTTTGCAAGGTGTTCTGAAATTAAGGGGGTAGCAGGTTTGCGCCCCCTTGTTAATCCTTTAATTGTTCTCATAGATAGTGAAAAATGATTGAGTAGTTTTCGTAGTTTGCCACGTTCAATTTGAATGATATTGCGCACCCGATACCGATTTGCTCGGTATAACTTCCATCGGATGCCACGAGGTTTGAGTTTGGCAGTTCGCTTTGAATGATCATGTTTAAAAGTTCGGTAACCGATAAATCAAAGTTAGTACCTCGGTTATCTGCAACGTGCCATTTCAACCCCTTCCAAATTGCCTTGGCGTACTTGAATGCGTGGTGGTTCACTGGCTCGCACGGGATGTCTGTACGGTTGTGGCTAATCAGGATATTCCATGCGCCTGATTCGTAGCCTTCGCTCAACTTCATTTCGGGGAGCGTGTTTAAATTGATTGTTCTCATTTTGTTTTTGGTTTAATTATTTGTGCGTTATGGATGCGCACCCCCCGTTTTGTTTTTAGATTACTTTCCACAAAGTTGAAGTCATTAACTCTTCGATTGTGATGCAACTTACTTTTTCAATAACTTCATCAAATTTAGAAACTTCAAATTGAATTTTGAAAATAGCTTGTTGTCCTGCTTTTCCTGTTGCTAATGTTACATTCATTGTTGTCATGATCTTGTTTTTTTTAGTTTGTTTCTCTTTGGTCTTACAAAGATACAAGCGAAAACTAATTATGCAAACTTTTTCAGAAAAAAAATGAAATTATTTTTTGAAGGCATAAAAAAACCCTCCGTTTCCGAAGGGTCAAACCAAAATTAAACAGGAATGAAAACAACCTATTGAGCGTAAATATACAACTTATTTACTCTCGTCAACTGTTATTTGTGAAATAGTTGTAATGATTGTGCCAGCCGTAATTAAATACGTGCTCAAACTAACCAACGCCACTGGTAAAGCTACGGGGGCAGTAGCCAAAGCACCGCCAATAACACCCACGACGATACCAATAGTGCGTAACTTAGCAAAGAACGGAGGAGTCGGAGCCTTAACCCGTTCCATAAGATCCATTTCATTTGCCTTTTTCGGTAGAAGATTTTTCAAGTTTTTCATTATTCATAAATTTAGTTGCAAAAATTTCAGTTCCTTTTAATCCCAAGTAACCCATGATAAACGCAATGCCGTATTGAGCATTTGCGCCTTCCATGCCCAACCCATCGACCACAATAGGGGTTAAGTAGTTAGCAGAAAACACACCGCTCGGAATGGTTACAATTGCCTTCTTCCACGAAAAGTCTTTCTTTCCGATCATCACGAGCGAACCTGCAAACCCTGCGAACGACAAACCCAGGTTAATACCTAAATCATGTAGTAGTTGCTTCATGGTACAAAGATTTCATCGTAAACGCCCTCGGCTCGCTTTTGAAATATACGACCGCCAAACAAATTGTAAAAATCAACCGCTTCGCCAAAGTTGGGGAAGTAGTTTTCAGTGTCAGTTATAACCAAGTATTCCATTAGTAAATAATTTGAATAAGACAATGTTCCACAATGATTGTACCCGATGCGGAAGAACCCCAAAAGGAAAGGGTGTGAGTACCGCTCGATGCGTTGATATCAACGTACGCAGTGGTTGTAGATACCCCAAACCCGTTACCGCCCACACGGGTGATTCTAAGCGTTCCATTTACGCCACCGATATAACGTGCCACGAAGTAGAATTGACCGCTCGTAAACGTTCCCGTAGATAGCGTGGGACTTGTATTATTTGAACTCAACCCGAAACCCTTTGCACTCGATGCGCTACCAGTGTAAAAACCAGTACAGATAAAGGTCGTGCCTACTCGCATATCAGTAATGTTGATCGGTGATCCTTCAAAGATTTTCGCCAAAGTGGTAACCGATGCCGATGCAGAACTATTGGCAAAGTAAACACGTGGATAAGCCGTCAAGGTCGGTAAATCAGAACTTTCAATAGGTCTGTTTTTCCAAAGTCCTGCGGTGCTATCGTACATCAACGCATCCCTATTGGCTAACGTGGCGGGATCGATATAAACGTCGTGAAGTTCCGCTAACTCCCACCCGTTCATAATCTTAACGTAAATCTTCCCGTTGTTTGCGTGGGCGTATTCAACGTAACCGATAACCACGATGTGACCCGTCAACCCATTTGGCTTAACATTCGTAATCCGTCCCGCAGTTGTTGGACTTAGATACAATACGTCCCCATCCGTCCACGTTTCACCTTGTAAGCTTCCCGTGGTATTGATGCCTTCGATTTGTCCAACGGTAAGGATAAAACCTTCTTGGTTGGGTGCAATGGTTTCGATTACCATCCCGAGGGTATCGGCTGAATTAAGGTCGTTGTTTGCTCTCGCTAACTCAACCGCTAATCGTTGACCTTGCGCCCCCGCTACCTTAACAACCTGATAGGATGCCTTGGTTAGCGTGGTGTTTGGGTTAACCTTATTCACTACCCGTGCAACCAAATCAACGCCATTCTTCAATGTAACCGATCCACCTTTCAAAAGTGTTTCAGAACTTCCAATCGCATCATTCCATTGTGTCCCTCCAACCGCTAACGTTCCCGTAGGCGTTACGTTCAAATTGACTTGATCGGCAGTTAGATTGTACGTTCCAAGATCAACGTTTTGCGTCGCTCCCGTGTAAGGAACTCCACCACCACCACCGCCACTCTTAGCAACCAAATCGCCATTGGTAACGCCATTCTCAAACCAATACTCGGTCGCACCGCTTCCAGTATCTACAATCAACGTCAAACCAATATAACGCCTATCTTCGGCAATGTAATTTAAAGCCGAAGCGGTTGAACTGAAAACACCCAAACGATCGTCAACGGGTGCTGGCTTGTTTACTTCTAAGTTATCGCTTAATCTAATCATTGCAAAGTCATTGGTGCAGTGGCTTCCGTTTGCCACCTTGTTACATAAATAGTGTATCCGTCTTGGGTATCGTACACCTCAAATAAATCGAGGAAGTTCCCTTGGTCAAACGCACTTCTAAACCAGTGCGAAAGGCTGTAAGCCGAAGGAACGGCAAACCACAAAAACATATTGCTAACCGCTCCACCATCGAACACTAACTGAAACGGTTGGTTAGGGGCAACGGCTTGCTCATTTCCCTCGTAAAGGTCAATATCAATAGTCGCTTCAACCGCTCCGTAATAACAAATGTCGGGGTTAGCCTGCGTTGGTATTTCGCAAATGGATAACGCCAAAGGAACGTTAAACGTAAGCACCGCACGGCATCCCGCCACCCGATCACCAAACCGATCAACGAAATAATCCACGTTCGCATCGGCTGTAATGTCGAAGTCATTGCCAAAGGTTCTTTGGTATTTAATCATGAAATCGCCTGCAAGTTGAGTCATATCGCTCATAACCTCATCGGGTTGCAACGTTTGAAAGTCCAAGGCGTCCGAACCAGTTGGGCGGTCTGCTACCTTTTGCGATTCCTCGACCTTATCCATGAACACTAAGCCAACGCTGAACTGAACAGAGTTTGTGGCGAATCGTGAACCTTCCAACGTTGCAAACACCAACGGGTAATAAATGCGATCAACCGCAGGACTTACGAAGTTGGTAATATTTGCGCTATCGGGGTCAAGTATATTGCCCGTCCCAAACGAGTTAACGAGTGGGTGCGTTTCGGCGAACTCCCGAAGGCTTCTTTTTATCGTGTTCCAACTTTGCATTTTTCTCTAAATAAACCCTTAATTTGTCTTGATTCTTTTTGTGTGCGCTCATATTAATAGCAATCGCAATCTCTGTTAAAATCGGCTTGGTAACGTTTGGCGTAATCACCACAACAACGGTTGTTGTTCAACACCAATCCCGAAGTATAGTTACGTCGGTTTGGGTAAATGGTATCGATAAATGCCGTCGGTGTTTGATACGCAGGGTAATCGGTCAAATTCGCTAAGATAAAACGTGTAATGCGTTCAGCGTACCACTCCGACTTACTACGGTAGTAATCAATCAACCTTTGCAACTCACCAACGCTCGCTTGTGTGCTGTTTTGGTCAGTGCCACGCTCCACGTTTTTGTTACGCAGTTGGAAACCGAACGCCATTGGAAATTCCATTTGAACAAACATCTGTAAGCATGGCTGAATGTAGTCGCTTAATAGGTCTTCGTTTTCTTGGGTCAAGGTGTTAGCAATAATTTGCGTTTGTAACTCCTTGTAAAGGTCGCTTCCAATAATCGGTTGAATGTGCATCTCTTGACACATGATTACCGTAGGACGTAATTTTACCATGCTCACGTTCTCGTTAATCAACGAAGCATCTTTGAGTTGTTTCTCGGTTATGAATAATGCTTTTTGGCTCATGCTTTCGGTTTTACAAGTACTTGCATCCAAGTATGTCGACAAGATGGGTAGTGTTGATTGCTATCGGGTTTCGTGTACCATCCGCCTTTTCGCTCCCAAACTGAGTAACCCATGATTTGGGAAATTTGGTTGATGTCCTCACGGGTGTAATATCTACCGAGTTCAATCATTTTCACGCAAAATTCACGGCTTCCGCTGATCAACTTTTGTGGACCATACTCAGGTAACACGTCGTATTTATACATCACTTGAACCAACGGCACGTTATCGGGGTTACGTGGCTTAATAAAGTCCTTTGCAGACTCACCAAGCTCTTTTAACGCTCCACGTATATTGATAGCCTTCGCTTCAATAAGTGCGCTGATACGGTCTGAAATTACCTTAATTGACTGCTTGGTTTTTTCAGCGATTTTATCCGAGGTAATCGCAGGATCTTTCTCGATTAGCTTCAAGATTTCCGCATCCAATTCAGCGTACTCGCTCGCAAAGTCCTGCTCCATTAGTTCGAACCCGTAACGCATCGGGCGTGCTTTCAATTCAACGAATGAACCGCTATCTACCCCGAACTTTTGGAACAACTCTAACTCTTGTTTCTCTTTTCGGAATTCAACGTGAGTAAATGCTTGGTTATCGGTAGCAGGTTTTGCACCAAGTCCAACAAGTTCACGTATTTCAGTATCGCTTAGTTTTTCAAGTACCTTATTTGCAACCAGTGGCGAAAGTGCTTGGATGGAATCAGTAGTTTTCGGAACGTTCACGGTATCGTCTTTGAGTCCCATCATTTCACGAAGTTCGGCACGGCTTGCAATTTGTAGTAATGTTTGCTCGCTCAAACGCTCAGTGATTGGATCGGTCGGTTCGATTTCCAAAACTGCCAAACCATTGAAGGAAAACAAGTAGTTAAACACTCGCTCCAACTTTTGCACTCGATCGTTAACGTAAACCGCTTTGAATAGTTCGTAGGCTTCAACCAATTCACCACGCCCACCAAGTTGACCGCTCGTGCGAACACCGAAAAGCATGGGTGATGTAACACGGTGCGCCACAAAGATTTCCGTTTGGATGGTTTCATTCAAGATATTGAACTGCTTATCCAAGTCGTTAGCGTTCAATGGCTCAATTTTCAAGCCAGTATCCTGCGTATCGTTGAAGTTCACCACGATTCTTTCGCCATCGTCACCCTTCATTTGGCGCAATAACTGCCTTTTAATGTCCCTTTGCTCCTCGTCGCTCGGTACTCCGTTGTTGAAGTTGAACAGGAAACCCCCTAAGAAGCCATTGCGTAGATTGTTAACGTGGTAGTTTGCGATCCTCGCATCGGTTTCAATGTACGCCAACGCTCCCAAATACTCGGGAACGGGGTAATATCGAACGCTCGGAGCGTAACTGCAATAGTAATAAAGCTGTTTGCCTAACCTCTTTTCGGGGTTGAATGGTTCGTAAGTGGTTAATCCCTCGGGTTCTCCAAACTCCTTCCACTCATCCGCATACCAAAACTTATCGCCTTCGGGTGAACGTCTGATATTACCGAAGTTCTTATGCGCAATTTGTGAAATTCGACCTTGCAAGTTCCAAACGATTTCCAACGCAAACCCGTTGAAGATTTCGAAATCCAATGTGGTCTTGTAAAGGATATCGTCCAAGTCGTCGTAAGGGTTTGGGTTATCCATTAGCTTGTTTAATTCAGCTAACTGCTCACCTTGTACTTTCGTAGCGTCGTAAGTAAACCCTTTGCCCGTGATATAGTTCACCTTTCCGTTAACAATAGCGTTGTGCTTTGCCGAACGTTGGTACATTTCCAAAAGGTAATCGGGGTAGCGGTTATTCTCCCCGTACATCACATAATCTTTTCCGTTAACTACCTTGTATTCGGGTAACTTGCTTTCAAAGTCCTGCTTCGTAACAATACCCGATTTCGGTAGTCCGTACTTCTTTTTTTCTCTTCTTGCCGTCATAAATTCGGTTCAATATAGGTAACATCGTTAGCACTGAAAACAATATCAGCAACTTCGGACGCTAAAACTTCGTACAATCCAACTTCCAAAACCCTCAAAATTTCCTCATCTGTTTTGCTTTGCGCTCCTGCATTGCCCTCGTAAATAGTATATAAGCATTGACCATCGGGTATATCACCAATAGCAACGTCCCAGCAATCAATACGGTTAGTAAATGCACTAAGATTGGAAGCCTTTTCAAAAGCATAAAAGAAATCTGTATTTGTCGAAACATGGTGAACGTTTAAATAACACCATAAACCGCTAACCATGTTCTCGGTAGCAGTAAAAAACAATCTGTTAGTGGCGTTTGCATTTAGTAATTGCATACTTATATAATGGGCAAATTCAAAAATGTAACGAATAAAAAAAAGGGAGCGATTGCTCGCCCCCTCTAATTATGGAAAGTAGGTAGGTTTAATCCAAAGGTACAGTGCCAGTAAATGAAACGACTGGTGACTTTTCCATAGAGGTAAAGGTCAAAGTCATTCCGTTCAAGTCACCCATAGCCGTACCCGTAGCGGAAGTACCCGTAGTTAGGTACGCTCCGTTTTCCAATCCCATGATCCAAAGAGAACCATTGCGATCTTCGGCAATCACTGCCAATTTCGCCTGAGCCAACAACTTCAACTCATTGCGCATTGAAGCAGTCAATTTAGGAAGAACGATTGAAAGTTCTGTTTGGTAGAACGTAGTTCCGTTTTCGATTGAAGAGGTTACCGTTTCGGTGAATTGTGCCGTGTTCATTGGCAATTCATAGGTGAAGAATCCACCCGTAGCGGTTGAAATTACACCCGATGTTTCTGCTCCGTAAGCTACGTCCTCGAAATTATCGATGTAAACTTTTTTTAATCCACCCACGCTGTCTTTACAAGCGAGTGTGTATCCAGCGGTTAATGCGCAAGCCATATCTTTATTTTTTTATTTGTTTCAAAAAAAAAGGGTGGGCGTTGATACCCACCCCTTGGTTAATAGTTCAGTTATCGATTAAGATGCAGCCATCATGAAACGACGGGTTTGATCAGGGAAGGCGATTTGAACACCTGCCTTGAACTCAACCACGAAACGAACTTCGTCAGCTTCCTTAGCGTAGAAGATTTCGAAACGCTCTTCTTCGTTCAACAAGTCAGTGCCGAAGATGAAGTGAGCCAAACGACCTGCATACAAATCGTAAGTACCATTCAATCCGTTAACACCGATCAACTTGATGTTAGAACCTGGCAAAGTCAATTCGTTGTTTTCAACTCCGTTCAAGTAAGAAATGTTGAAGTAGTTTTCAGCAACCAAACCTTGCTTAATAGCAGTGAATACGTCGATACCGCAGAAAATAACAACATCGTCGTAACCTTTGATGTCGGCAGGAAGGTAAGTTTCAAACGTGTTCAACAATTTGATAGCGTTTGTTGGAGTAGATTGAAGAGTAGCAAAAGACAAATCGGTTGACCATCCGTAAGCAGAAGCGTTCAAATCGATACAAGCAGTCGTTGGTGCAGCAGTCGCAGCATCAGCGAAAATCTTAGCGAATCCATCCATTGCACCAGAAGTTACGGTAGAATCAGATTGCCAAACCGCAGTTTCCAAAGATTTTTGGATTGACTTAACTTTCTGCTCAGCGTAAGCCTGCTCGAATGGGATGGTGGTAGGACGTGAACCCGCAGTCAATTGGGTTTGCATCCAGTACTGCTCCAAACTCTTAGGACAAATAGCTTCATGTACCTTGGTATGAACCGCAGTTAATGAACGCTGTGTGAAATCGGTGGTGTTGTTTGCGCCATTGAAACCGCAAGTGTTACCATACGAAAAAGCCGTGGTGGTATCCATCAAGTTCAAAGCAGAAACATACTTAACACCTACTTGCTTTGTGATCAAAGAAACGGTGCGAGCGTCGAATAACGACTTGGTGATTAGGGGTAGGGTTTGTTGATTAGTATAAGTACTTAACCCGGCTAAATTGTAACTCATTTTTTATTTATTTAATGCGTTTAAAAGATTTTCAAATTTTTTCTCTTGCGAGGTTTTGGGATTAATGTAGGTAAATGAAGCAGGCTTGCTCACTTCCGCAGTTGGTGCGCTTGCAATCACTTCAACCACGGCAGTCATCGCTTCCGTAGCCTTACCCATTCCATCCATGCGAGTCATCAAATCGGCTAACATACCTTCCAATTTGGTGATACGCTCGCTCATTGATTCCATTTCCATTGCGTGGTCTGGCATCGGTTCAGCCTCAGCCATTTCTTCGCCCGCTTCGATTTCTACTTCGATCGATGGTTCTTCTTCGATAGGCATGATTTCCATAATCTTACCGCCCTCGGTTTTGATTTTAGCAACGCCAACCAAAACGTGTTCGCCGTCAGGTGCAGGTACTTCGTTACCGTCTCCGTCAATTACCATAACATCAACACCAACTGCGATTTCGCCGTTAATGCTAACTTGACCGCCACCTTCCAAGTCGTACATTGCGAACGCTTGGGGTGTTGGTTCTACGGGACTTTCGGAAGACATCAAGTAACTCTTAATCTTTAAAAGTTCAGCTTTAATATCCATGTGTAAAAGTTTATACTTATGAAATGGGAACGCCTAAAAAAGTGACAGAAAATTTTATAGCAACGCCAAAATTTCGTCAATCAATGTAAGTTCCAAATCGTGTTTGCTCGCTTTGTACGGAGCGTGAATGAAATCACCCTCAACCGAGAATCCTCGGAAGTTACCCGCCTCAACTTCTTTCCAAGCATCCTCGTTATCTACTTTGTACGAACCAAACCACGTGCCTTCTACGCAGTCCTCAAAGCCTTTGGGAGCGTTGATACCACGGGATGAATCGGTAATAAAGGACTCGAACATAAACACGCCCTCGATCGGGGTTTTATGTTCCACGTTCACGTTCGTGCTGTACTGGTTCGCCATGAATTTGAGCGCAATCTTTTCTACCGTTGGTTTGTCGTAGGTTACATAGTACTCGCCCATCTTTTCATCACGTCGGTAGATCAGTTGATTTGGAATCATTAGCGCACCCGTAATAATTCGGCGTGCTGAATCAGCTGAAAATTGTTGTCGGTTGTTGAAGGCGTGGAAGTTGCGTTCAATCGCTGGGGTGTTTACGAGTGCTACGTAATCCACTCCCGTTTCGTCTGTTTCGTTTATCACTAATTGATAAACGGGTAAATCGTTGTAAGTATTCATATTATTTTCCAAGTGTTGCTGTTTGTTGAAGTCTTTTTGAACGTTGTTGTTTTGCTGAAATATCCGTTTCAAGTACGTATGTGCGCATGGTTCTTTGTTGCATCAAATTACCTTGCGCATCCAATTGCAGTTGGGTAGAATCAAGTCCGCTTGTTTGGGTAGCTTGGTTAGATGGACTTAAATTAGGTGCGTTGCTTGAACTTGAAGACGCTGAACCGCCTTGGTATTGTGATTGCCTAATTTTTTGAACGTTCGCCAAACCAGTTGCAATAGCCGAAGCAGCTGCAATATATGGCGCAGCAGGAAATACCGAAGTAATAGGACTTTTTGCAGTTTGAGTAAACGCCCCTTGCGCCCCTGCAATGGCTTGAATTATAGCCTCCGCAATTTGTACTTTTTTGTTTCTTTCAAAATATTCTTTGCGTATTCTTTCCTGCTCTTTTTCATTGCCCTTAGCCATTTGTAATTCCTGATTCATTTGGTTTTCACGGAAAGCCAAAATGTTTGAGAATGTTTGTTGACTTGTTCTAACAATAAAATCAAATATTTCTTTTCTTTTTTGAGCAGAACTTAATTCCAATTTTTGGATTGCTTCGTTATATTCTTTTTGCGAAATAATGCCACTCAAATAAGACTCTTTTAATAATTCCTTTTTCTTTTCAAGGCTTAATCGTGTGCTTTCCAAAGAATCATTTAAGTATTTCAAATCAGCATCCAAAGACATTTGACGCTCTTTGTCTTCAAATTCTCTTTGTTCAGTGGCAGCATCTTTTGCATCTTCTGAGGCCTTCGCTTCCTTATCAGCTTGTTCCTTTTTTAATCTATTGATATTGTCAAGGTATTCCTTTTCGCTAATTGTGCCATTTAAAAAATATTCCTTGTTTAAATCAAGCTTTTTATCAAGGCTTAATCTATCACTTGCAAGCGAATCGTCTAGATATTTTTTATCAGCGTCTAATGATAACTGCCTTTCTTTATCTTCAAAATCCCTTTGTTCCTTTGCATCCTTTTTTGCTTGTTCTTTTGATTCCTCATTGCGCTTTTTAACGCCTTTTTGGTAATTGATATCTAACGTTTCACGGTCTTTTACCAAATCACGTGCGCTCTCAACAAGTTCAAACAACTTCTTTTTCTCTTCATCGGTTGCAGTTCCCAACGCCATCTTTCTTTTGATAGCGTCCTGTTCTGCATAGTTATTTTTCAAACGGAAGTCAAGCAACTCCTTTTCAAGTTGTAGTATTTCTTTGTCGGTTTTACCCTTAGCCTTTGCAAGGTCGATGTTACGTTGCAACTGCTTTTCCACGCTCTTATTATAGTTCGCTACCTTTTCAATCGCCTTCAAAGATTCCTCGGCATTCTCCTTGGTCTTTGCTGTGCTGGCATCGTCAATTAACCCGAAAGAAATGGTGTGAAGAAAATCACGAACCTTAGCAATGATTCCATCGAAGGGTTTGAGCAAATTATTTACTACCTTCTTAACGTCCTCAAAGTTTGCAATTAGGTACGTTAATGCACCAATCAATAAACCAATTCCCAAACCTTTCAAAGCCATTCCAAAACCTTTGGTTGCTTTTGTAGCCACCTCGGTTGAAACCGCTCCCTCCTTTTGAGCCTTGGATAAAAACAACTGTGAGAACGCCGTTTCCTTTTGGAGGATGTTGGTGATAGCAGTTACCCCTTGAAGCAAAGCCATTGCGCCCTGAGTCTTTTTAATCGCTTGTTCAACGGCTTGGTTCTCGCTACCAAACAACGCCATCGCACCTTGGGCAGCTGCGAACCCGCCCGCAATTCCTTGTGCTGCCTGAGTGAACGCATCCAATCGAAACGTATCGGAAGACAAAGCTTTGATCGCTCCCTTGGTGTCGTTGATTTGGTCTTTTACTTCCCCCGCTCTTTTTTGTAATGTTTTAAAATCAGCAGAACCCGCTTTACCAGCTTCCGCCATTTTATTCAATGCTAACTCAATTTCTCTTAATTCATGTTTTAATGACTTAAAATCTTTTTGAGCGTCATCAGTTTCCGATTTTACTCGGAGTAAAATATCCTTAGTAGTATCTGCCATTATTCAGTTATTATTTGAGGTGTTGGTTCATCACTAATACTCGCACCGGTACCGCTCGTAAGTTCAAACACGGTAGGTACAAATCCTTCTAAATCTAATACTTTGAGCAACTCAACGGAGGTACTCTCATCGCTGTTCGCATCGTAATCGTTAACCGCCAAAAGGTAAAACAATACGCCATTAATGTAAATCAGTTTCCGAAAATCCAAGTTAGCAATATCAACGGGCGTTAACTGTAAAAACAACTTGACCTTCTTTGCATCCTTATCGGTGTACAACTTCACATAATCCAACCAAAATCGGTTGAATAGGTTGTTGTTGGTGTACCTGAAAATCGCTCCCGTGGTTTCATTCGATTGGTAGTACAATTCCCTTGGAATTCCAAAGCATAAATCCTTGGTTGGGTTGTACGGGTTATCCAACGTTCCTGCGTATGGGTAACTGGTATATTCATTACCCTCAAAAACAAACTCGGTATCGCTCGGAAATTCGATGTATTCGTGGTAAAGAATGCGAAGATTTGGAGTAACTGGCTTAACATTCAACGCCACATCGCCACCGCTCGCAGTTCCTTTATTGTCGATGTCGTAATACCGTGCGTAAATCCTCGGTGAAATCTGAAATCCAACCATTACGCTATTGGAAAAACCAACGTCCTCCGATTGCTCACCATTTGAAAACTCATTCGAGGAAATGTACTTGCGTGATCCGTAGCCTTCGCCATACGCTTGTTGGTAGCGTTTCTCGAAGTAACCGCCCCCGTCTTTGTAAGCAAAGTTGTACGTCTTTGGATTCATGTAACCGCATGGCACTACTTCGTAACCCTTTTCCACGTCCCAAATGTTTGTCCAATCTAAGGGGTTCGCACTATCGTAAAAATCCGCAAATGGTTCAACATACAACTTCTTAGGGTTGTACTTATCGGGCATGATAAACAAGTTAAACATACGCACCAAGTACATTAAGAACTCCGACTGCTTCACCTTTGGCACGATGGTTTGGTTCATATCCCAATTAAACCCAGGTTGCATCAATGGCGTTCCTGAAAATTGGTTTAACCAAAACGTTCCATCGGTAAAGAAACGAACGTAAGGGGCGGGAGAAATCGGTGTTGGGCTATCAACTGAAAAATCACACCACACTTCCAAGTAATCAGTATTGACTAATGCTAATTGACCAACTGCGGAAATCTGTTGTGCGGTTGAACCGCCACCACCAACCCAAGTGTATTGCCCTATTTGAGTATCGGTTGTTCCATTTTTGCGTAAATAGATACGCATGGTTTGGTCAAATCCCAAAGAAAGATTGGGTTGAACGTTAACCCTTACTTGAATGTTATAGGTTGCTGAAATGGTTACATTCCAACGATAGGAAGCCTCATTGTAATTTCCCCCATCGAAGTAAGGAGCAGGGGTGTTTGCGCCTAAGTTCAACTTTTGTATTGTACCATCGGCAATATCTTGAACGCCACCACTTAACCCAATGTAATACAAAGCAGGCTGAACCAAGTCGTTTGTTAAGTACGGAACGCCACTAATGCCATATGGTACTATCAACTGCTTGAACCATTGCGAGGTAAAAAAGTCGCTTTCATACGTGAATCCCGCAAAGGCAAAAATCTTATCGACGTACTTCTTTACCGAAATCGCAGGGTAGAAATCCTCGGTGTTGAAAATGTCAGCGTAAGGACTTGGCGTGGTAGCACGTTGGAAACCCGCCTGCCCGTAATCGATCGCAGGGTAGTAATAATCGTTCCCCGTACTTCCTACCGAGTTCGTCCACGAATCCACCACGTTGCTCGCATCCCATTCGTGATTCAGTTCGCTGAAATCTAAATCGGTTAACTCAGCATCACCAAGTTGTTTGAATAGGTTAGCCGTTTCACCGTACAACCCTAACTCATACGTGCCACTCGTGCCATTATCTTTAACCGCCAACAACTGAGCGATTCCCTCAAATACTTGTACCCCGTTCTGCATAACGTAGGCACTGGCACGAACGCTCGGATCGAAGGAAACAATCCATTGATCAAAGCGGTAAATGCTCCCAAAAACTTGGTCGTTGTTTGGAGTCTTAGGAATTTCAATGGTACGGCTAACCGAACTTTTACGCTCAATGGGGTTTTCGATATCCGTTATCGAATAGGTTAAACGAATATCAATATCGTCGAATAAGTCGAGGCGATTGCCGTCAATGTACAACTCGGTTATCATAGTGGCGTTGCTTCATCAAAGGTGAAACGATACGTTACCGATAGCGTTTTTAATTGGTCAAAATCCCTCTTCCAAACGTTGTACGAAGTATCGGTAATCAAGATGGGAATAAGTACGTCAATCACTCCCGATTCGCCCATGTAGGAAGAACGCAACCACGTGCGAGGTGAGCGTACCATTTCAGCCAACCACTCAAACTCCGCATCCGTTAACCAATCACTCGAAACCGTAAACTGCTTATTGAAGTCAATGCTTGCGTTAAATCGAGAATAGTCGCTACGTGTGTAACTATACGTATCGCCCATGCTTAACAAAGGCTTGGAAGCCTGCACCCGTTCAATCGTTTGCACCTCCCTTTGAGGTTTATTGAATGCGTAACTATCTACCCCACCCAATTGATTCTGAAAGTGAATTTCAGTAATTTCAAATCGTTGGCATCCAACATTCAAGTTAACGACGTACTCCGCACTTTGCAGTTGCGAATCATCGTTTGTCCTGCTCAACGTCAATGAGTAGTAACCATCGTCGAAAGGAAAATCTACGCTTCCGTTATCTGAATCGGAAGTATGGGAGGATGGAATAAGATACACCTCGTTCGGCATGAATGGAACGGTGATAACGCTATTATCGTTTGGATCGCTCGCAGAGTGGAACGCCTCGTTTTTGGTAGCGAAGTAAAACTCACGTAAAACAGTACCAGCATTTGAGTAATACCGATACCGCACGAAGTCAATGTTTGGGGATGCTTGGATATTACAAGGCACGTACAAATAACCGCTTTGCATCCATCCGCCATTTTGCGCAATAGCAATCGAACTCTCGGGGCGGTTGGTTAGTAACAAATGCTCCAAGGCATCGTTTTTAATTACGTAATCGTCGTTGTCGTAACTCGGGAAATCCAACGTGTTGATCGCACCGCAATAAACCGTACCCGTAAAGTCGTAGGTGGTTGCACTTGCACCCGTGTACTCTTCCGAAAATTCAACCGTGTATTCCTTCCACATATCGGGGCATTCAAACCCTCGACCTTCGCTGATGTCGGTGTTAATTCCGATTTGCGTTCTTAGCACCTCACGAATATTGAAGTACCCTTGATCGTTGTTTGGGTTTGGTGATGTCTTTAAACGCACCAACTGCGTTGCACCGATGAATACATCGGCAACAAATTTGAAGTTCGGTTGTGCTACGTTCGTACTGGATAACACGAAGGTTATCGGATTGCCTACCGTAGTAAAGTCCTGCGGTTGTGATTCTATCGTTATTGCCATATCATTTTGGTAGTAAAACTGCCACTGCTTGACCTGCCATGTAATCAGCCATTTGTTCGGCAAGGTCGTTTAAATTATCTTCTGTTAAATAAGGTTGCACGAATGGCTTTGCCTTGATGCCATACATAAATACCAACCTTCTGTATTTATCTGCTATCTGATCCAATTTCTTAGCTTCTGAACCCGAAGCAAGTGATTTGAATGTTACCCACTTTTTAAACGCTTCTAATGGTGGTAAATGGTTTGTGTATTGGAATGGTGAGTTAGGCGCACCACTCCCACCACGTGCGCCCCTAACCCCGTATTCTTGGAACTTCCAATATTTAGGTGCGACGATTTCTACTTGGTAACTTTTGCCAAACCTTTGAACGGGCAACGGCACGATTCCGCTTCTTAGATTTCCAGTTGAATATAACGCACGACTACCGTACTTATCCATGTTGGCTTGGAAACCCTTGATTGCCTTATTCGCCCAATCGGTTAAAACCTTTACAGCACCCTCAAAATTTGTATCAACTTCGTTAGGATTTAATCCAATAGGGTCAATATCTAATAATGTTTTTGCCATACTTATTAAATGGGCAATTGCAAAATGTTACCTAAGTTTCGATTGCCGTTTTACCTCAAACGCTTCATGCTTGCTTTTCTCCACTTGGTAACTCGCATAATTCAGGAACTCAATCGCTGGCAGTTCAAAAACCGCATCCCATTTTAACACGTCGTTTCCTGCGAGCCTATCAACTACAACGATCCAACCGTATCTTTCTGTAAATCCCGTGCCGAGGTCAGGTCTTCCATCTCCTTCGTCAACTCCTTCAAGTGCTTGTCCAAATAGGTTGGTAAATCGTCGAGTAACCTCAACCAACTGCCCAAAAAAAAAGCAGACAAACCAAGTGCCTCAACTGCTAACATCTTTTCTTGTACGTCCTTCGCCCGTTTAGCGTGTAACTTCCCATCGTACTTTTTAGCGAACCAACCGAAACGGCACTCACGCAAAAGCGATGCAACGCAAAGGTGCAAGTTATCAATGCTCTTTTCTTTGTCCTTTGTCCATTCGCCTAACTCAACGTATTGCGCCGTGGTGATTTCATCGAAGAAACGGGTTACATAATAACGCTTTCCGTTCACCTTAACGAAGTTCTTAAATGGTTTGTAAGGCTCGGTGTTTAACTGCTTTGCAATCGCTTCGTATCGGTTACGTAGTTCAATCGGTGTGTAATTATCCACCGCATCGAACCCGTTATTCTCCACAATAGCAACGACGGAGCGCATATACTCCCACCCTTCCAAGTGAGTTAGATTGCTTAAAAGTTGGTATTGCCTTACCGTTAGTTTCTTCCAAATGTTATTTGATGCCATAAATGCCTCTGTTTTTTTCTGCCAATTTATTCAATGCCAAATACCTCAACGCATCCATCCCGTGGTTGAACGAGTCAATGGGTACGTTGGTAGCGTTCCCGTCTTTTTCCTTCCATTTGTAGGCGTTCAATTCTTTGATTAGGTTCGAGCTCCTACTCGTTACACTAAACCTAAAACGTTTCAATATATCAATCCCGTTTAGTATGCTATCTTTCCCTTTATTAGCACCCTCAACCCTCCAACCCATTCGCCTAAGTTCCTCGATGGACTTCGGCTCTGCGGAATCGGCAATGATTGACACGCTCTTATTTATACCCGATTGGGTAAAGAATTGGCTAATATCCTGATTTGTATACCCTTTGTGGTATAAAAGTTCGTCAATGATTAACTCACCATTGTATCGGTATACCATTACGCACGCAGTTGGGTCGTTGGTAAATCCAAAGTCTAACCCCATTCCAATCAATTGCGCTTCCGTTGGTATCGTTCCAATCGTTCCCCAATTGCGGTAAATCAACCCTTCGATTTTACCAGTTACCCCACGGGCGTACACCTTCCAAAGTTCCTCGTCGTCCTCCCGTAACGCTTCAATCTTTTTGCGAATGATATCGGGAAGGAATGGGTTGTGTCGGTGGTCGCTAATAATCAACTCCGTTCCCTCTTTCCCTATCAACTTATCGTGAACCCAAAAACGAGCGTTTGGGTTGTAGTCAATGTATACCTTCTTCTTGGTTCGCATGGCTAACTCGGAGTAGATTTCAAAGCTTATTCCATTCGCTTCATTCAGAAAGAAGTAATCACGCTTTCCGCTCTTTGCATCCTGGGAATCTTGGTAGCTTTTGAACTCAATGATTGAACCGTTATGAAACGTAAAGATACGATCGCTCGCATTGTACCCTTTTATCCAACTTTGAATATCAGTAGAACTGGCAACGATTGACTGCATATCACGGAGCGCACCGCTTTTAAGGTTCGGCACGTCTTGACCAACCACGCTAATCACTTGGTCGGGTTGCTCAATGGCTTTCAAGCAAAGGACTTGCAGAATAGAGTAAGTTTTCCCCGATGATGTTCCGCCTTGATTTACAACGACTTCCGCAACTGAATTGTAATTGCGCTCAAAAATTACGGAGGTCTGAAACATCAATCTAAAATTATTGCATCCTCGCTATCAGCTAACCCAACATCGCTTTTAATCACGCCAACTTTGATTTCCGCTTGTGGCATGGATACCGTAGTATCAACTGTTTCCTTCGGCTTTCCGTAAACCCTATCGAAGAGAACTTCCATCAAGTGAATTGAACCTCGGCTCATATCACGCTCCATCTTCTTACTTATCATTTTCAACCAAAATGGTACATCCTCACGCTCTCCTAAATCCTTCACTTGCTTTTCAGTCATGCAAAGCATTGCCATAATCATATCATTGGCTTGACTCGATGAAAGGGTTATATCAAACTCTTCCATGAATACCTCTTTGATAACGTTTCTCAACGCCCGTGGTCTTCCATTGCGGTTGATGTTTTCGGGGTGCGCTCCAAAGCCGTGCTTCTTTGCTACCTCTTTATTTTTGAAATTCTCTCCACGTGGCATTATACTTCGATTTTTTCAACGATTGCCTTCAATTTTGTTACGCACATCAACTTCAATTCATAATCAACAGAACCGCCAACACTAACCGCATCGGCAGTGTGCAAAATATCAATCAGCAAACCTGCGATTTCGCTGTACAATTGAACCGCCCCAATGGCTTCATCAATTACGTTCGGTTGATCATTCATAATCCTAACTCCTTTAACTTTGATTCGCTCCAACGTAACCCCGCTAAACCACCCCAAAGAAGGTACGAAATATAACCGCAATCGGTAGGCGAACCCGTTTCGTAATCCTCTTTCGCACGACTCAAATAGGAGTACATTCGTTTGATGGTTGAAACGCTTAACGGCTCACCATTTGCCAGTTGTTGCGCTCGCACCTTACCGACCTGAGTGGCACATTTGTTACCCTCTTTTTCATTCAACTCAATTCCCCTCTTTGCGTTATTGCTAACCGCCTTCGGGTAGTCGTTATAGCTTTCAAACTTTTGGTAACTTTCCTTTCGGTTCAAAGCATTGCACACAGCCAAACGCTGGATGCTATCGGGGTACTCCGACTTCATAACCGTGTTGCTCATGCAACGATCCAAGAAATCATTTTTGGATTCGTCTTGTTCTCTTTTTGGTAGTGGCATCGGTTGTTTGTTTAATTGGTTCGTGTTGTGCTTTGAAACGTCGGTCTAATTCAGCATCGTACAAACTCATCACTTGACTGAATGCGTTGACCGTACAAGCTTGACAACCGCCCGCCCATCGCTTATTCATCACCTCGCTCCATACTTGCCCCATGATAGCTACTTGGTCGGGTACAAGACGCAAAGTCTTTTCGTTCTTGAACTGCACCCACTTTGGATACAATGGTTCTAACCGCTTAATCTGTTCGTCGGTTATGTTATTTATCAGTTTCATATTTCTTTATTTCACGTCGTAAATAATAAATGGCTTTGATTAAATCTTCTTTCGGGTTGTCGTGCTTGTAGTTCGCCCGTGCCGTGTACTTAATCACATTGCCGAGGTTGAAGTTCAAATCGAATGCATCGATTAAATCAATAGGTTGAACCCTTCTTTCGTAATACTCGGGATTCATCGGTAAATCCTATCGATTAAGAAGTACGCCAAGATGGAAGCAGTAAACCCCGCACCAATCGAATAAACGTAGGTTTGGCAAATGGACAAATCTTGTCCAATCAGATAGAACAACGCACCGCTCCAAAACGATAAACAGACAAAGCAGTTGAACGGCTTGAAACCTACCTTATCCCCGATCCCCGTTAGCTTGGTAATCGTTACCCCTAAACTCGCACCCATTACGGACGCAATAATTAACTGAATCATTTTAACTTTCCTTTTAATTTTTCTTTTACCTTGTTAATCGTAAGTCGCACCGAATTGTAGGGAATGGTTGTGGTGGTACTGATTCTCCTCATGTTCTTACTTTCAACGTAAACCATGAATAGATTTTTATCGTACCAGTGCAACTCCTCCAAGGCTTCTTGAATCCGCTCGGTGTTGTAGCTTTCCCGTTGGTCTTGCTCATGGTCGTAAATTTCCGCTACCACTTGCGCACGCTCCCAATCGAAGTCCACACGCACCAACCTATCACGGTACTTCTGATCCCATAAAGAACCCTTCCCAAGGAACAGCCGATAAATCAAACCGAGGACGTACCAACGATGCCCACCCGAGTGCCACACCTCCCACAACTTCTTATCGCCCTTTTCAAGGAGTGCCAAAAGCATTTCTTGGTAAAGGTCTTCCCCATCCTCAAACGTACCCCGCACCAAGTCGTAACACGCCTTGCGGTAACTTTGATGTTGGAGTACGTCGTAGATGAGTGGATGCATACTTATTTAATGGGATTTCTTAAAATGGTAACCCGTCGAACTCGTCCTGCTTATACCCATGCTTTTCAAGTGCTGGGTTGATTTCGCTCGGTGCTTTCCTTGGTTGCTCGCCGTCCTTCGCCTTCCATTTCACCCAGTGCGTTGCTTTGCTCTTTTGGTCTTGCTCTTTGCGCTGACCTACAAATACCTCGATATCGCCATAGGCGTTGGTGGGTAGGTTTAGCAAATCGTCTTTTTTCAGTTGTACTTTGATTCCGTAATCATTCTTCCAACCTTTGCCTACATACTTTTCGTTTTCCATATTTTTAAATCGTTGAATAAATTGCTCTAAATTCTGCTTGCACTGTTGCGTTGTCAAGTCCTTTCGTGGTGTCCCTATCGTAGTTCAATTGCATCAAGTACCCGCCAATCGGTTTACCATACGCACCCCGTTCAATGTGCCATCCAAAAGAACCATCGTTAAACTCGTCTTTGTAGGTTGAAGTCCTGATATCGTGCTGAACCTTTTGAACGTTCAAGTATGGTTTATTTCTCGATAGGCTTTCTTTGATGTTGACGTGGTGGTATAGTTCGTGAACGTGCCCCATCCAAAGAACGTCCGCACCATCCACTTGCGCACCCATGCGTTGGTGTTGAATAACTCCCTTGGTTACCACTCCACCGCCCCCGTGTCCGTGATGGTATTTGACAAAGAACTTCCGATATGAATTACTGCTTAGCCTTGCGACTTTGAACACAATCCATCCAGCGTACCCGCCATTCAAAACGCTTGCACCGGTCTTGTAGTTGAGGGTTGTAACGAACCGCTCGGTGAGGTCGATTTCGTGACGTTTCACCACGCTCGTTTCGTGGTTACCGTACCCAACAAAAAGCAAATGGTGAGCGTACTTCGCCCACCATTCCACTGCTTCATTTACAACCAAGTCGAAGTAATTTGCTCCGATATGCTCGGGACGAATGTCCTGTTTACTTGCCCGTTTGTCGTACTTGCCTTGCATCAAACAAAAGAAATCTCCGTTAATTAGGATTTTCGCTCCTTCCTTGATTGCTTGGTCGAGGTGTTGCTCCAATAGATCACGCCTACATTTGGGGTGGTCGAAGTGGAGATCTGAGAGTAGCAGAAACTTATCGGCATCGTTGCTTTCGATTTCGATAATGTTACGCCCGTACTTGGCTGTTTTCATGGTTAGAATATGTTTGATTCATGGACGGCTTGCTCAACCAGTTCATTTGAGTAACCGAGGTTGTAAAACATTAGTTGCGTTTCGCTTACAATTTGTTTAAGGTTCTCGAAGTCCCCAGTGTAAGGCAATTCGCTTGTAATGGTTCGAACTGATCGCTCTTCTTCAAACTTGAAGGAGATGCTGATGGTTGGTGTTTCATTCATAAGTATTTGGTTTAATGGTTAATGAATTGTTTATCGTTCAGTTGTTGACTTTGTTGTTAATGATTGTAAGATAATACGCAGGGTCTTTCTTTTCGCTTTCCTCATACCTTTTTAACAAAATAGTTTTGAACTTTACCAAGTCGACTGCGTCTACTTTTTTAGATTTCAAGAATTTACCGTGGAATTGACGGCACGAATTACCAGTGGCGAACTCGGAAATCGTTTGGCTGATTTGTAGGATTTCTTCTTTGATTTGAATGTAACGCTCCATGATTTCGGAGCAATCGAATCGCTCTTTTTTCAGTTGCTCACGGTAACCACGGAGTGCGTGTTTGTATTTATGTAGCCATTCGAACCACTCGACCTCCTGACCGACCTCGAATCCGTAACGATTCCAACGGTATTTTTCAAATGGGTGTGCTTTCATGTGCCGTAGGTTGATTGGTAGTACTCTTCTGCGGAACAATAATCTCCTTTTGTCAATGAATTTAACCAAGCAACTTTGATTTGTTCCTTCTCCATTGCTTTGGCTTGGTCGATTATTTCAATCATTATTTCTCTTTTAGATTTAATTAACTCCTCGCTACAAAAAGAACCAATAAATCCTTCATAATGAAATCTACCTATTAACCACTCGATCGCTGTTTTCTGTTTCATGTTTCTGTTATCTTGATTTTATGCTGTTGCTCAATCAATTTCTTCTTCAATTTGTACAACGGTGTTCGAAACCCCTTCACGTCCTCAACGATCAACTCGTTTGCCAGCTTATCGAAGTAAACGAAGTCCGCTTTGTAGGTAAACATTTTCTTCCCTTCTAAGGCGAAAACGAAAGGCACTTGAAGGTGTATATCCACCACCTCGCCTATCGCCTCTCTACGCGTCAGAAAAACGTATCTATCGGCTTCCTTCTTGCTATCGAATAGAATCCCGTTGACGTTTGTTTTCTTGTTGTTGTATTTTGGTCGTTTTAACATCGTTTGAATTTGTAGTCAGGACAGGACTCGAACCTGTAACCACGTCTGGTATAGTTTCACTTACTGCCATTTGGATTGTACATTTCCACAGGATTCAGTTACTTGCTATAGCGTCTACCATTCCGCCACCTGACTATGTT